CTTTGTGGCGGTGAACTGTTGAGATTGACCTGAGGCGTCCATGCTCGGACGGGCCTCGGCGCGGAACTTCAGGAAAAACGCCAGGACTAGAGCTGGACGCTCTAAGCCTCAGTCACCTCACGTACCGTTTTGCAACTATTACTGTCAATTTTCATAGGCTGGACCATCCTCCTTTCCCGTGTCCGGTAAGAATATCAATATTATGCCCATTTTCGCAAATCGCAGACCCCTCAGAAAGCCCAGAATGGTGGGTCTACCGTACACCAATCGTACACAGGGGGCGAACTATCAGCCCCTTCCGGTGACCATGCCGCTAAGGTTCGACAGACACCGCAACCTGCGTGTCGGCGATGAAGCGCCAGTGGGTGTGGCTGCGCTTGTGGTCGTCGTCCAATTCCGCCTGCAGCAGAGCGATCTGCTTCGCGAACGCCGATGCGGTCTGGCTGTCAGGCATGAAGTTAATCCCGTCCGTTATCAGGGCCATCTTTTTGTCACAGTGGCCGCAGGTGAGTCCTTCGGGCAAGGTGAAGGTCGAGAGATCGACCAGCTCTGTGTCAACAACTCGGAACGGATCGATCGCCTGCAGGTGAGCCTTGGATACCATAGCCATCAGCCTACTACGACCGGCTACTGCCTGGCCTCGGGGAGACTCCGCCGCCGCCGAAGGCAGGCTAGAATTACGTCATGCTAAAGAACACGCCCGTGCCTGCCCCGCCCGAGTTCGTCCAATACGAAGAGCTTAAGAAGCCGGGGAAGTAAGAGGGGAGCCTCGCGTTGAAGCGATTCGATGGTTTCTTCCGCTACTACAAGACCCTCTTTCGAGAGCTCTTTACGCAGGTCTGGTCCGCTTGGCGTTCCGAGGTTTGGCCCGCCGTGGTCGTCGCACTGTTGGTGTTCGCCCTGAGTTATCGCCGTGACCCGAACGCCAAGGCTGCGTTGGTCTACACCGTGAAGGCCTGTGCGCTCTACGTCGGCGCTTGGGCGGTCTACCACCTGGTCCGAACCCCTTGGAGACTATCACTGAGGGAGCCTGAACGCCCAGAGGTCCGCAGCCCCAAACAAGAAGTCCTCAGCGTCTCCTCTAGCGTTCTCGACTTCATCTACGAACGGTCCAAGAGTCAGCCCACGACACAAAACAGTGTGTCGTCGGATTCGCTATTGAGGATGATGGAGACCCACGCTCGACACGCAAAGGTGAAGGGATACCACCAGGAAACTCTCGAAATCTATAAGTACAAGTTCTCCAGGTCTGTTCTGAGTGCAGTCCAGATACTGGAGAAGGCGGGGCTGCGCGACGAAGCGATGGCGACCGTCTGGAAAACCCCCGCCGACGTTAACGACGTCAAGCGGGTGGGGCAGCGTCTCGGAGATATGGCTGATCAGATGGTGTAGCTGAGAGGTCACTCCCCCAGATTGAGCGTGAGGTTCTCAGCGGCATCCGGACGCGAGCGCGGTGCCTTCTTGAATGTCACTTCCCGGACGTGCAGAGGCCGCTGCACCCGCTTGGTGCCTTCCAGGAGGTCCTTGACGGTCAGGAGTTGAACGCGGGGATACCGGCTTCCGTCGCCTGAGGTGTAGAACCCCGCCTCGGCGGCTTCCTTCTGCATCGGCTTCGTGGGCTCCTCGAAGGAGATGTAGACGCCGATTTCGGCCTTCTCGCGCTGGAGGACGCCGATGAGGTCACGCACCTCGGAGACGCTGATGTTGTGACCACCCTTGACGGAGAAGATGATCTGCTTCGAGTCGCCGGAGCGGTCGTCGTGGAAGAACAGACGGCCATCAATACCACGGTCCGCGCCCTTCTTGATTCCTTCGGTGGGTCGGGCACCACATAGGCCCAGCGCCCAATACTGGAACTGGTACTTGTTCTCTTCGGCGAGTTGCTCAGCCCCGGCGGCGTCGGTGGGTTCGCCAATCACCTGGTACGTGTTGCGGATGTCGATGCCGAAGGCGTCGTCCAGACGAGTCTTTATGAGGCCGATTGCCAGGTGGGTGACATCGATGCCTATCCAGCGTCGGTTGAGCCTCTGGGCCACCTGGACGGTCGTGCCACAGCCGCAGAAGGGATCGAGAACTACGTCGCCTTCGTTGGAGGAGGCGTTGAGGATGCGTTCGAGGAGAGCCTCTGGCTTTTGGGTCGGGTAACCTAGACGCTCCTGCGCCTGGGAGTTGATTGGGAAAATATCGGTCCAAACATTCCCCATGAGTACGCCCGACATTTCGTCGAGGTATCTCTTCAGCCTAGGCCGCTTCGCCTTGTCGGCGGGGTACCAGATTCGCCCTTCGGCATCGAGCTTGGCCATCGTCTCCATGGAGTAGCGCCAGCCAAGAGGTGGGGATGCGTGCCCTTTCCACTCATACATCATGTTTGGGCGAGGGCTGGGACTTGTCATGTTGTCGAGCGTGTAGGCTCGCCCGTTCTCGTCTTTCTTTGAATACTTGTCGGCGATGTACTCATCCGTGTGGGCCGTGTACAGCGGATTCCATGTGACGTTGCCGGTTTTTCCGTAGTAGAGGATCGAATCAGACACATCGCTCCAGCGTTTCGAATCGCTGTGCGTGTTCGTTCGCTTCCAAATGATCTCGCTCTTGAAGAACTGCGGTCCGAATATGCTGTCCATGAGCAGCTTCAGGTAGTGGCTGGCGGTGGGGTCGCAGTGGAGGTAGATAGAACCGGTGTCCTTAAGAACTCGGCGAAGTTCGACCAGGCGCGGAGCCATCATGGCCAGGTACGCCAGCATGTCGGAGCCGCCTAGCAGGGTACGGAACGCCCGCATAGCGTCGGCGACACGGCCACCTTGCTCGATGACCTCTTCGTAGGCGCGAGCGGCCTCCTCGTTCCACTCCCACGAGTCCTTGAACGCAGTGATCTGGGAAGCGGAGCGAGTGCCATCCTTCTCCGCGAAGAGGACGTTGTAGTCCTGCCTGGAGTTGAAGGGCGGGTCGAGGTAGATCAGGTCAACGGACTGGTCCGCGACGTACTCACGCAGGACTTGGAGGTTGTCGCCGTAGTAGAGCTTGTTCTTGGGGTCGGACATGGTCTGCTGAAACGGTAGCACGACCGGCGACGCGACAGATTGGGGACGTCTAAAGTCAGTCAGTGGGGGTTCGCCTACTTGCAGTGGCTTCGCTCTCGGCCTACCGTGCTCTGGCGGCCCTAGTCGAGCGGGCTCGGTGCGGCAGCCTTTGCCTTCACAAGTGCGTCATAGAGAGACCGACTGGTAACGTACAGCATAAGACTCGGCTTTACGGGGTTGTGATCCTCTTCTAGCATGGCTGAGAGTTCCGGCGACAACCAGTGGGCTACCTCGTTGCGCCAGGTTGCCCCATATCCGTTGGAATAGGGTGGGCTGGTTTCAACGGGCTGGACGCCGATGCGCTTTGTGAGATCGGCTTCAACCTCCGCGAAACTGCCGGTAGAAAGGCTGACTGACATCGACGATAACCGCCCGTCTGTGAAACTCCACATTGGGGTGCTCGAATAGGGCGTCTGTGTGATCGGTCCCGCGATCCCTTTCTCGAAGACGGCAACGGCGAACTTGCAGAAATTCAGGACCGCAAAACTTCGCTCATCTTTAGTGAAGAGCTTTCCGTCTCTCGCCATCTGCTCAAGCTGCTTGCGGTTGAGGCCTGCCTGATGATCGAGACTCAGCACGTAGACCTGATCGTTTGATAGGGCGTGTACCTGTTCCGGCGTGATCGGCTTGGGCTCGCCAGCATGACAGGTAGCAATTTGGTCTTTCATGTCCGGCGAGGCTTGTAGGAACTCCTGCACGGTTTCCCCGACATGGTGGCCCTTGATGACGGTTTGCGAGGCTGCGTGGGCCACCGTAAATGCAAGGACCATAGACACAAGCACCGGCTTATACATTCGGACCCCCCGGTCGAAAAGAAGGATGCTGTGCGCCAGCATAGCATCCTACGCGGCCCATACTAAGTTAGCTGTCTGCCGCTCGCCGCGTGACCCTGTTCATTGACGGACCCGTCGCAAATAACCCAGCCGCGTCAAAGCATCCTTAGTCCGTACCCTGATCACCATGTTTGGGTCCTTCTTCGACCTGGGCGGACGATAGATTCGAATCAGGAGACGAATCAAATTGCGCAGCACAATGGGCTTGGCCGCCCTCTTCTGAACCAAATGGAAGAAATCGCCCGGCCTGGTCATCTTATTGGTGGCGACCACCTTTTCATCGTAGAGATGGCTACTTAGTATTCCAGACTCTGGCATATTTTCCATGCTCCTTTGAGCCGATTTCCTTGGTGACAACATAAGCCAATCCCCGACCCCCGTGGCGCAGGCTCACAGAGAATACTACAGAAAATGCTTTATAACCGCACCGACTGCCGTCAGCACGCCTCCGACGAATATGATCGTGCCCATGCACCCGCTAGAAGCGGGCTGATAGCTAGGGGCGGGCTGATATTTCGCGTACTCGTGGGTGATCTTGATTATTCGATCGTCGGCCCCGAAGAGCAACGCCATATGGCACCCTGGTGCCTGCCACTGCAACAGGGTCTGGCCGAGGGCCATTCGACTGATCGACGTGGGGCCACACCCGACTCCCGCAATGATCTCAGCGGAGGTCTTTCCATTCAGGTCACCCAAAGCGATGAATCGCCGATGAAGCTCCCTGCCAGGAGCGGTAACATCTGTCATGGTTCAAAACCCCGGACGCGGCGGAGGCGGCGGTGATTGAGGGGCCATCTGCCGCCACTCGTCCTCAACCTGTGATTTTGTCTGGAACGATATTAATAGAAGAATGGCGAACACTGGGCTGAGGAATAAGCCAGCGCAGAGCCACGCTCCCCCACTATACCCACGTCTGGTTGCTGCGGTCATGACCGCGAGCGAAGCCGCGATCCACCAAACAGCTCCTCCAAAAAGCGCCAAGGCAACGTAGTCCCAATCTAGCAAACGGGGCCTCACAGTGTTTCTCGAATGGAGGAAGCATATCAGACGGCCCGGGGGATGAGGCTCTCGGCTACCAAGCCGCCGAGAAGGCTATCTGCACGCTGCCGATACACCTACATCTTAGTGCACGGAAAAGACCCCGCCACCTGGTAGGGGTCGCGGGGCCAAAAGCGATGCATGAGCTTTACGTTGAGTCGACCGTATCCTGCTAACTAGCTGAAGTCAAATAACTTTTCGTCACCTGAAGAAGGTTACTTCGGCGGCTGCGGAGTCAATGGTGACTTGGTAAACAGGCCGATCACGGACACGAGCGCACCACCCAAAAAGGTGTGAGCCAGCAGGATGTGCCCCTCGGCGGTGAATAGAATCTCATGACCACCGCGAAGGAGTTGCATCACGTCAGCGGAGGCACCGGTGACGATGGCTACGGTGGCGGTCTTGACGTAGGTCTCGACCTTCATGAAGTCGGCCTTGAGGGTGGGGAGGGCTGCGGTGATGCGTTCTACGATCTTCATAGCTACACTCCTGGTTTGGCCGCGCGGGTGAGCCACGATGCCAGTTCGTTAGGGGATGCGTGGTCGATGAGAGCAACCCGGCGGTAGTAGGCCTGGGCGAGGTCGATGAGCTTGGTGATGAGCGAGCTCTCGGGGATCTTGTTGATCGCTGCGACGGATGCTGGACCCATGTGACCGTCGATCGCGATGGTGGCACCGAGCGACACCGCGACCTTCTGCGCGAGCTCCTGAGCCTCGTGGGCTCCGCAGTTCACGGATAGGTCAAGCAGCTTATTGGCGAAGGCCTGGGAAGTGATGCTGCCGATGTAGAGCGGCTGCCCATACTCGGACTTGTAGAGTTGCTGCGCCTGCGCCAAAGCATAGAGCGCCGGGCAGGTGTAGTACGAAGGGTCGAGGTTCGGGTGATACTTCTGCGCGATGCCGTAGCGGGTCATGCCACCACGGTCGGTGGTGACCTTCCCCGTCATCTTCTCGTCTTCATTGCGCAGGACGTACAGTGTCGCCTTGTTGATGTCAGCCATGATGAACCTCTCTTAGTTGGCGGTAATGTGGCCGCGCACGATCCAGCCGAGGAGTACACCCGCCACCGCGATCGCGCCTGCGAGCTTGTTCTTCGCGGACTCCAAAGCAGCGAGTCGGCGATCGATCTTCGACAACGCCCCCGGCTGCCCGTTGCCCATCAGTGTCTTGACAAGCACATCCAGCGACGTCTTCACTTCGGCGATGTCGGAGGTGATGGACATGCGCCAGTCGTCGAGCTGGGCGTTGGTGGGTGCAAAGGGTGAACTGGATTCGCGGTGCTCGGACATGGTCGATCCTTCGTCGTGCGGTTATGAAGCGATGATGTTGCCTAAGCTCGCGACCTTCCGCGACGCCGAACTATGCGTACTCGTAGACCATGATGATGCCGGGAGCTCCTGCTCCACCGACGAACGCGCCGCTATTGGTGGTCTGGGCCGCGCCAGCACCGCCTGCGCCATAGCCTGTTCCTGCGTTGCCGCCGCTGTAAGTGGACGTCGTTGAGCCCTGGCCGCCGCCGCCGTTTACCGAAGACCCACCATTCCCACTGCCACCTACAGCCGCCGATTGCCGCATACCGCGTTCCCCTGCGTCGCCCGACCCATTAACGGTGCCGTTCGAACCCGTGCCACCTGCGCCGCCCGCAACGAAAGCTACTGTCGTGCCCGCCGTCTGCCCGGCCCCTCCCGCGCCTCCCGCTGCCGCGACTGTGGTGCCACCGTTGAACTGGAACGTGGTCGAGGCTCCAGTCGTGCCGGTGCCTCCGGTGTTCGCGCCACCAGCACCGCCGGTGTTGCTGACGGTGTATGTTCCGGTATGCCCGGTGATGCCGCTTCCGATGAAGTACAGAACGCGTGCACCCGCGCCCCCACCCGCACCGAAAGCACCGGCGGACGTGATTGTACTGACGCCACCACCGCCACCGCCCGCTCCAACCATCTCCACCAGAATCTTCCCGGTGCCCGTGGTCGGCGTGTAGGTAGCTGCCGTGCCTGAGGTCAGGACCTGAATGTTCACGAGGCCACCGCCGCCGCCTGCACCAAACGCCGCGTAGACGCTGCTACCGATCGCGGCCTGGACTTGAGCAGAGGTGGCCGCCGCGACCGTGCTGCCGTCACCTGCGAGCACACCGCTGATTGCGGTCGTCGTCGAGGTGGTGACCGTATTGGGGCCGGTCGCACCCGTTGACCCGTTGGTTCCTGTCGTGCCGGTTGGTCCGGTCGCGCCAGTGGGTCCAGGCACCGTCGAGGCTGCGCCCGTTGCGCCAGTCGGTCCGGTCGCACCCGTCGGACCCGCGACCATGGATGCAGATCCTGTTGCACCGGGGGGTCCTGTTGGCCCGGGCACTACGCTTGCTGCGCCCGTAGCTCCAGTGGGTCCCGTTGCTCCGGTCGCGCCGGTAGGCCCGGTAACACCCTGAATACCCTGTCCACCCGTCGGCCCAGTCGGACCGGCAACGATGGAGGCCGCGCCTGTCGGTCCAGTAGCGCCTGTCGGGCCGGGCACCGAGCTGGCTGCGCCGGTAGCGCCGGTAGCGCCCGCCGTTCCAGTTGCGCCGGTTGCTCCCGTGATGCCTTGAATGCCCTGTGGACCCGTGGGGCCAGTTGGTCCGGCGATGATGCTTGCAGCGCCCGTCGCGCCCGTGGGACCTGTAAGCCCGGTCGCTCCCGTGGCACCCGCTACGCCCGTGGCACCGGTTGGTCCCGTTATCCCGTTGGTGCCCGCCAGGCCTGTTGCTCCGGTGGCACCGGTGGCTCCGGTGTTGCCTTGAATACCTTGAGGTCCCGTTGCTCCAGTTGGTCCAGTTGGTCCGGTCGCGCCCGCAGCACCAGCGGTGCCGGTTGCACCTTCCTGCGCCAGCAGATTCCAGTAGGTCAGATTGGTGTCGGGCTCCTTGTTCGTTCCGCCGAGCAGCGCAATATAGGAGCTGCCGTTGTAGGCGATCGCGTCGTTGGCCGCATACAGCGTAATGCTGGACCAGTTGCCGCGCCAGTTGGTCGATCCACCCGCTGTGCCCTGGGCTCCGGTGGGACCGGTGAGTCCTTGTGGCCCGGTTGCTCCAGGTACAGTGCTCGCAGCGCCAGTCGCTCCGGTTGGTCCGGTAGCCCCGATTGGGCCGGTTGCTCCGGTTGGTCCCGCCGCGCCCGTCGTCCCTGCCGGTCCAGTGGGTCCAGACAAGCCCGGAACTCCACCCACGCAGAGGACGTTCCAGTACGCCGGGTTGTCATCCGGTTCGAAGTTCAGGGTGCCGTTGCGGATGCAAACGTAGGTCGAGTCGCCGTAGGAGACGCAGTCGTACGCGTTGTATGCGGTCAGGGTGGTGTAGGCCCCCCGCCAGTAAAATCCTTGGGGAATCCCCGATCCGGACACACCGTTAAGCCCCGCGCCACCGGCGGGTCCGACTAAGCCAGCGGCGGCCAGAAGGTTCCAGGTGCCGGGGTCGCTGGCAGGGATGACATTGGTGCTGCCCACCGCAGCGACGTAGGACGAGCCGAGGTATGACACCGCATCGCCTGCGTTGTAGGCGTTCGTGCCGCTCCAGACTCCGGCCCAATTAATTGCACTCATCCGTGACCCAACCCTCAAGTAAGGGTTAGAAAGTCGAATAGGCCCTGGACCGGGCTTACATGTACATGATGGTTCCGGTCCAGCCGATCTGCGTTGTCGTCCCATTCAGCGGGGTGGCGACGTTGATCGCAATGCCAGCGGAGAAGTTGAGCAGCGCCAGAACCGACGGGGGAATGAAGACCGATCCGGAGGCAGCGATCGGGATCGCCCAGACGCATCCTGAGGTCGCCGTGGTCGCCGTGTTGAAGAACTGGATGAAGCCAGCAGTCGCGGTGGAGCTGGTAATCGCGAGGCCGTAGAGGTTGCCAGCGCTGGCTTTGATGTTCACCGCCGTCGCCTGAGGTGTGCTGCCACCGAGAACCTTCGCACTCAGCGCCGCACCCGCTGCTGCCGAGGGGAGGTTGACAGCGTTGACGGCCATGACCTCCGTGCCGGTGGGGGCGGTTCCCAGAGCCGAGACCGCCGCCGCAACCGCCGTGGTCCCGTCCGTCAGCCGGTTGAACATCGCGTTGGTCGCCGTCTGGACACCGGTGTTGATGCTCACCGGCACGCAGTTCGATGCAGAGACCGGCGCGGTCCCAATATAGATCGGAGAGTTGCAGGTCAGTGCGTTGCCTGAGAGACCCCCCGTGCCTGCAGCCACCGGCGTGCCGATTGCGGTCGGAGTAGCACCAGCGTAGAGCACTGCCGCCACCGGCAACGAGTAGGTGGACGTAGAAGGTGCTGTGCCCGTAGCCGCCATCGTTGAGGCGTGTGTTCCGTCAGCAATCGCTGAATAGACGGGCGCGGTCGCTGTGTTCGAGACGTTCGAAACCGCCACATAAAGAGGATTGTTCGAAGCGTTGGCGGCGCTGGTGGCCGACACGGCCACAGGGTGCAGGGTCCCGTTCGCATTACCACCAACGTAGAGGTTCACGTTCTGGTTTCCCGATGCGTCCGTGCTCAAGGAACGAACGTCGGTGCCGTCCCAACCCATGGCCACGGTGCCGGTGGGGGTGGGGACGGCGGCCCCTGCCGCATACTGAGTTCCAGAGGTGCCTCCGCCCGTGATTCCCGTGACGTTCACGTTCAGGCTGCCGCTGGTGCTAGTCAGGGCGTTGCCCGAGCCATCCTGGGCTTTCGATGTGACTGTGGGAGTGCCGCTGATGCTGACTGTGGGAGTGCCGCTGACGCTGACCGTGGGAGTTCCGCTGATAGCAACGGTGCCGCTGACGGGGACAGCGGTGGTATTCGAGACGTTCACATACAAAGAGCCGCCCGTGCTCGTCAGGCTGTTGCCGTTGTAATCCTGGAGCTTGGAGAAGACCGTGCCCTGCACCGTGGGCGTACCGCTGAGAGTGACGGTGCCGGTGATGGTGGGAGTTCCGCTGATGGCAACGGTGCCGCTGACGGGAACCGTGCCGCTGACGCCGACCGTGCCGCTGACCGGAACGGTGCCGCTGATCGCAACGGTGGGTGTCCCGGTGACGGCTACGTTTAATGCCCCTGCTGACGTTGTGCTCAGCGACCGAACATCGGTTCCATCCCAGCCGAGCGCCACAGTGCCCGTGGGCGTGCCGACGGCGGTGCCAGCCGCATACTGTGCGCCGGTGGTGCCTCCGCCCGTGACGTTCACGTTCAGCGACCCGCCGGTGCTGTTCAGGTTGTTCCCGGAGCCGTCCTGGATCTTAGAGGTGATGGTCCCTGCTACGGCTACCTTGAGGTTGTTGGAGCTGTCCACCTGAAGCGGCTGCAGCGTTCCGTCGGAAGCGCGGTTCGTAAGGGCCACGCTGCCGATAGGTCCGATCGGAAAAGCGATCGTGAACAGGTCAGCTTCAAAACTGGAGCTGTAACCGGCAGGGGGGAAGACGGTCCAGCCCATGGTGTCGCTCGTGACCACACCCACGGCCTGGTCGCCGATCACTACATCCGTGGAGCTGCTGGTGCCGACCAACGAAGCGGAAGCTCCCTGGAACCGGGGCGCGGTGTAGATCGCCGAGTTGCCGTCCGTGTATTTGAGGGGACCGATGGATGTCGGGAAGGTGGACAGCATGACGCTGTACAGCATAGAGGGGACGGTGGTGGATACGGTGCCTCCGTTAACGAAGTGAGGAGAGCCGCTGGCCATGCCCTGCCCGATGTTCGAGCACCAAGGGAGTGTGCCGCTGAGGCTATAGGCACCGAGACCGGCGTATTCGCTGAGCACCGTGTAGAAGCTGCTGAACAAGCCGCCGGGGGTCACCGTCGCCGTGATGACGGGGGACGGGTCGTACAGATTGCGATGGATGGCCGCATACACCCACACGCTTCCGTTCGTTGTGGAGGGAAAATGCTGCGACCCCATGGGGAAGTTCGCCAGCATCGTGTACAGGTTTCCGGCATCGTCGGTGACGTGCGCAACGTCACCCGAACCGGCGGTCACCACGGTCACGATGATCGTGTTCTCCGGCTGAACGTCATGGTCGAAGGTTGCACCTGTACCGCTCGTTTGAGTGGTGGTGAACACCGGGCTCACCGAAGCCTGGCAGAACTGCGCCTGAGGGATGGTGCCGGAGCCGTACTGCGTCTGGTTCGAGGGCTGAACAGGGTCACCCGCCAGAGTGGTCTGAAGCGCATGAGAGAAGCTGACGTCATCCGACAGAGCCGTGGTGAGTGAGTAAAGAACATCGATAGTTCCGCTGAATGCGGTGACCGTGTAGATACGCACGTAGGGGAATCCGGCGAGGTTGTACCGGGCGGAGACTTCGGCGAAGTCGTTGGTGCTGTACTCCGTCACCTGGGTCGGGGTAGCGTTCAGCAGCGCTCCCGTCATAGGCGTCCAGTTCGTGCCGTCTGGGGAGCCTTCAACCCGGAACACACCTCCAGCAGTCGGCAATCCCGACACCGGGACGTAGGTGAGCAGCAGAGTGCTCCACGTAAACAGATTGGAGATGATGCTCAGGTAGCCACCAGCGGATGTTGGAACCGCGCCACTCGCGGTCGTACCCGCCTGGTTGTTATAGACCGCTCCGACGGTCACCGTCAGGCTCTGGTCGCTGGCGATCGCGACCGGGATGGAGGCGGCCATGACACGCTGACCCATACCGGCACCGGCGACTTCATTGATATTCACCCCGGCGTTACCGTTACCATCGACGGACAGTGTGTGAGTTCCGTCCCAGACTTTGACGGCTGAGTCATTGCTGACGGTCACGCGGGGGATGCCCGCGCCGCCAGCTCCCGTGCCGGTCGAAGGGGCCGTACCGCCGATGGTCTTGAGGTTGGAGTCCAGCGCACCCGATGTGGACGTGAGCGCATTCCCCGAGCCATCCTGGGTGACTACCGTAGCCTTGAGGTTCGCGGCTGTGGGCTGCTCGGCGGTGACGTGCATGTTGGCCGCAGTCGGCTGCGTGGCTACGACCGTCCAGGTGCCCGATTCCGTAACAGCTACGGTACCGGACACGCCAGACACAGCGACCGTGCCGCTGACCGGCTGCGTTGTGGTGCCTGTGGGGTCGGTCTTCACGGGGTGTGTGGGCGTCCCGAGTACGTTGGTGCCGTCGGTGATCTCCACCGGCCATGCGTTGGCTGGGGTGTTGGCGTCGCCCTGCGCTACCTGTTCGAATACAGACATGTGATTCTCCTACCTATACGTTCAAAAGTCGAAAAGTTTAGATCAGGTCCCAGCCGTCCACACCGTTGGAGATGAAGGTGCAGGACGAATACTGGTACTTGATCGTGAGGCTGGCCCCGTTGCGGATGGTGTCCGAGCCGCTGCCGACGATGGTGATGGTGTGGGCGTCGGACGAAACCTTGCAGACCGTGATCTCACCGTTGACGTTCGACGCCGCCGGGGGGAAGGTTGCCGTCAGTTTGCCACTCGCGGTGTTCACCAGATCGCAATCGCTTGCCGCCGGACTCCAGTTCGCAGAGATGTTGCGGACCACGAAGCCGCCACCGCCACCGACTCCTGGTACGGATGTGATGGGCACCCACGTGGGCGCTGCTGCGGACCCAGTGTTGTTTACCAGCGCGTAACCCGGAGGGATTGAGTTGAGACCCGTCGAACCCTGGAGCACGTTAACGCTTCCATCGATGGTGGACACCGAGTGAGCCGGAGTTCCCGTCATCAGCAGTCCGGTGGAAGCATCTACTGCGCCGCTGTTGGTCGAGCCGATGGTGAAGGACACCGCCGAGAGGTTGCTCAGCGGCTGAGGGTTGTTGCCGAAATTGTTCACGGCCTGGAACTTGAGGTAGATGGTCTTCCCCTGCCACAGCGGATCGTAGGTGTACTTGAAGATCGAGCCGTCCAGGCGCATGAACAATGAGCCAATCGCGTGAGAGCTGATCGTGGTGCCCAGTTGGCCGCGACGGATGTAGCTGTCCATCGTGTATGCGTTCTGGCCAGTCACGGCGGCTGCCGAGTAGCTGATGACTTCGCCGTCGACATAGGCCAGCATGGTGTCGTTGTCGGCAGCGGTAGTCGTTCCGGAGACCAGGGCGGCGGAGTTCTCCGCGAGCTGGACTACCAAGCTGTTGGTCGCGTCGGGATCGCTGCCCACGGAGAAGGTGGAGGCCAGCTCCCCAAGCACGGCAGGCTGGGTGAGCTGAGTCACCTGTGCCCATCGAACGCCGTCCTCTGAGATCCACACGTTGGTCGCGCCATAGTTAGCGCCCGTTCCGCATGCACCGATCCATAGCTGGTTGCCTGCGAAGCCGGTCAGGCGGCCAGTGGCCTCGAACATGACAACTTCCGACGTGCCCGGCGATGCCAGCGGGTCCGAGATCACCTGAGCCGACGACAGGCCTTTGTTGAACAGGGTGGGCTGGCCCGCGCCATAGGGGTAATCCTCAGCTTCAATCTTGATGCCCTCGACAGGATCATCCACTACCTTGGTGATGCGGATGGGCAGGTTGACCACGCCGAGGTTGGTGTTGTTCAGCCCCTGCGCCCACACCGATGATGTGGTGATGGTCACGAGGTCCATTGCCTCCAGGTAGCTGTACGTGAAGGGCAGCGTGAACTCGTACGTATTTCTGATGTACGTGCCATGCTTGAGCCGGAGGTTCGCCGCGAAGGTGGCGGCGGCCAGTGTGTGGATGAAGGCCCAGTCCTGAGGATCTTCGATCCGCGAGCCGAAGCGATCGATGAGGCTCTGGTCACTCTCAGCCGTGATCTCCTTGGCATACTGGTTGTTCCGGTTGTCCCACTGGACCTGGACCCCGTTGTACGCATCCTGCCACGCCGAGCGCTTGATGGTTACCGGGTCCACACCTTCCTTGGCAACGAAGCAGGTGTCGTCGAGGGCCACGACGTAGGAGGATGGGGCGAGCCAGGTGCATCCGTTCGCTGCTGTGGTTGTGTCGCCATACGGAACGAGTTTGAGCAGACCCTCGGAGACGAACGCCGCACACATGCCAGCTTCCAGCCACTTGCTCATGCAGGAGTCGGCGGTGTCCTGCGAGTCGAGCACGGGGGAGATGAAGAAGTTGTTTGCGGCGAACCAGTTCCATGCCGTAGCGCCCACACTCTGCACGGAAGGTGTACCCGGAGTGCCCCACGTTCCGCCCGGGCCGTTGTCGATGAAGCCTGGGGGAAATGGCTGAGCGCCCACACCGAGACCCCACTGGCTGTCGGTAAGCACACGGATCATGCAGTGGACCACGTTGCAGTCAAGGATGGGTGTGCCATCGGCGTAGACCCCGCCCATGATGTCCGGCGTGATGACTTCGAAGCTGTTCTGCTGGGGCTCTCCACCCATGCCGAAATCCATGGGCTCGAACAGCAGGATGGCCGCACCGCTGTAACCGAGAGCTGCGCCGGGGTAGCTGCCGGAGAGGAAGCTGAACGGAGCCTGACCGATGTATCCCTCGGCGAGGGTGAAGTCCAGCATGGTGGACTCGTTCTGCCCGACCGCGTTGGGGTTGTTGACCTGGAATGTGATGACCACCTCGGCTCCGATGTCAGCAGATGCGAAGTGGTAGGTGGCCGGAGCTGAGCCGGTGACGGAGTATTCTCCGGCTGCAGAGGGTGAGCCTACGCGTGTGAGGGCGGTGCCTGCGCTCAAACCGGTGCCGCCGTAGACCACACCGAGGTCGGCGTTGAAGGCAAAGGAGCCGCCAACAGAGATGTTGCAGCCAGCGGGGATGAGGTCGGTCTCTTGCTGATTGATCGTGGTGAGCAGGAAGCCATAGGCCACGGTCACAGTCTTGCCCGCGTCCGCAGAGGCGAAGTGGTAGATGCCGGTGGCGGGGTCGATGGAATACTGCCCAGCAGTGAGCACGGCCCCATAGACCGCCTGAAAGAGTGAAGTTGAGGTGGTGTTGCTCACCGTAGTGGAGGTCGGAGCCCCATAGCTGGTGTACGTTCCACTGTAGGTCGATACCGGGGTCACGCCGTAGTTGTTGGTCATGGCACCGGCGTTGGCCGGTGTGTACGTGTATGAAGGTCCGGCGATGGTGTAGTTCTCCGCCGCCTTAGGCGCACCCAACCATGACTGACCCGACCAGCAGTCACCAATGCCAGAGATGGGTCCTGCGCAGAGGCCTGCCACGACATTCGCCGAGTACAGATACTGGCCGTTACCTTTGCCGCCGCCCTTGCCTCCGCCACCACCCTTCTTGCCGGAGTTGTCGGGGTTCGCGTCGAACCCGTCGATCCAGAAGATGAGCTGGTTGGTCTTCGCCGTCCCCATGATCGCCGTGAGGGGCTTGCCCAAGTCGGACGAGTTGATCTTGACTCCGAAGAGTTTCTCCGGAGTAGTCGTGCTGCCCGAACTAAAAATGCTTCCCATTATGCAGCCACATCTTTCAGCGTGAAGAAAAGCTTCTCGGATTTCAGGAACCGCAGGCGAGTCCGGGCGCTACCGGCTTTGACCGAGTCACCGAAGGCATGGATGTAGTAGTCCGGCCAGGTCTTGATGATGGCTCCGTGGCAGTACGACTTACTTCCCGTGAGCCGCCAGACCACCACATCGCCGGGCAGGACTTCGGACTCCGGGATCTCGCGGAAGAACTTGAGCACCAGGTCCACGTATTCGGTGGAGGCGCGGTGCAGGCCAATGAAGAGCGGGTAATCCTTGGGCAGGTCGGTGATCTCCGGGATGAGCCCACTGTTGTGGAAGACGCCGTAGAGGAGTTGGCCACAGTCCACACCGGCACCCTTGACGCAGGACCAGCCACGGTAGGGTGTGCCGATCCATGTCTCGGTCTCGGCGACTACAGCTTCGCGTTGTTCGACGGTCATCATAGTTACACCGCGCTCTGGGGTGGTGGCACGAACGGCATCCCGCCGAAGTGCACAAGGTTGGAAAACTTTTGCGTGCAGGTGCTGACCGACTTGTCGCATCCGGCGATGACGGAGAACGTGTCGCCGGGGGCGGGCGTGAACAGCCATGGATACATGACCTGCAACTTGCCGCTGCCGTCATGCAGCTTCACGCACTGGCTGAGCCCGTTGTTGGCACCGGTGAGGCACTTGACCACACCCTGGGTGAAGTAACCCGCTGGCTGAGTGAACGCTACGGTCGGAGTTAGAGCCCAACCGGTGGTGCCGGTGGCTGCGGTGAAGTTGGTGGTGTAGGTCGAGGCTGTGAGGTTGCAGTTCGCGTCGGCGAAGCCCCACGGGCAGTTGGCCTGGATGATGCGGGTCGGAACCTTGATGTTGAGCAGGTAGAGGTAGTCCGCGCATTCGAAGACAACCTTGTTGCGGCTGATGGAGTTAATCTTGGTGACCTGCCCCATGAACTTGGTCTCGACACCGTTGCTGACGTTGCCGTACTCGCCGAATGGCATGTAGACCGTCTGGACCACAATCTGGCAGGCATCGAACAGCCCATTGAGCGCGGCGGCCAGGATGCCCGTCGGTGCACCGGGGTAGGTGGTGCCGAGCTGCGGGACGCAATTCAGTTCCATCGAGTTGCTGTGCAGGTCGAAGCTCGCGTCCGAAGTGATAGCTCCACGGCTCCATGCGCCCCACAGCGATGCGGAGAAGGTCGTGGTGGGGTTAGGCCACCCGGGGGTGCCCGAGGGCACGGTGATGTCGAACTGGCCGTCTGTCGCCAACAGGTACTCGCCGTTCGGCAGCACGATGGTGAAGATGTCTGCGCGTACGCAGTTGGGGTTAGCCATCAGGAAGGCGATCAGTCCACTCGGCATGAGTCTCTTCACTTACACGCCTCCTGGTGCGGCGATGATGCCGTAGGTCGAGACGCCGGGTACGAACTCGCTGGAGAACTTCACGCCCTGAATCATCCAGTGATCGATCCCGGAGTTGATGGTGAAGCTGCGGGTCGAATCGATTGTGTCCTCGGCGAAGCGGCACAGGTAGTAGAAGCTGCCTGACCATGTGAGGACGGCTGCGGCGGCGGGCGGGGTGGTGAAGGTGACCACGCCGGTGCTGGAGATCGAAGCCGGAGTGGTGAGGGTTCCGCCAACGTAGATGAGCGGTGTGCCGTTCAGGTTCTGGATCACGTCGACAGAACCGAAAATGTTGCGGCTGAGCTGAAACTTGGTCGCGATGCCGTTGCCCGTACCGAACTGGCCACCGGTGATGGCGTGGTCCTGGGGGTCGGTGAAGAGGAAGAGATTCGCGCCACCGGCAGTTGCCATGAAGGTGCCCAGCATCTGAGCCACCACGGACGCGGCGGTGTGCTCATGGCCGGTGATGTGGTCAAGCGAGAACTCGAAGTCCCAGGTGGGATACGGCTTCAACGCGATGCCAGCGTTAACGCCAGCCGGACCCTTCTGGCGGACCGTGTTGAAGTTCGGGAATTTCTTCAGCCCGGCGGCCATGCTGATCGGCATTGTGGGCATGATCGGAAATGACATTTGACATCGTCCTCTACTGATACATTTCGAAGTTCACTTGTTCATTCGCCGCATCGCTGCGGTGATGTGGCGCTGGAAGACGGAAGCATGCTTGGACAGCATCGCGTCTACGCCGGTGGCGTCTACCGCGTGGATCTGCGGAGCGAAGTTGATGCTGGGCATGCCACCGCCGCCGCCCCGATTGCGCTCGGATGACTCAACTCGATCGGTAAGGGCCTTGATGACGACCGTCTCGCCCTGGTGCCCGATGATCGGGACAGCGCCTGCAGAGCCCACGGATGCGCCGGGAATCTTACCGCCCTCTTCGAAGCTCATAACGGCTGCGAAGGCTGCCGCACCGGCTGCGTATCCCCACATAGGGGCGGGAGGGATGGCGGACATCTGAGCGAAGGCGTTGCCGTAAGCTTTCTTCGCGTTGATGAGCTTCTCTTTGTTGCCGGTCAGCTCCATCATGATGACGTTCTTCAACATCGCCTCAGCCATCTGTTCGCCGGTCTGGCGGAACGATGCGGCGAGGCTCTTGTTCATCACGATGCTGCTGGCTACGCTGCTGGCGATGGACTCCTTCATCCGAGTCTCGGAGTTCTGAATATCCATCAACTGCTGGTGCTGCGCCTCAGTGGCAAGAGACTTTCTGTCCGCAGCGCCCTTTGCCTTGGCCTTGGTGATAGCAGCTTCCAGCGTCACCACATGGGACAGGTAGTTCTTATCAAAGCGGTCGAGGTTTGTGAGTTCGGTGTTGAGTGCGGCTACCTCTGCGTCTTCCTGCGCCTGAGACGCGGTGATTTCAGCCGACAGAATCTCGGCAGCCGAGGAGTGATGAAGAGCCAGCTTGTTCTTAGCTAGTTGCTCGTCGGACTTAAGCTGGAGCTGAGCGCCGTACATGGCTAATTCGGCGACGGTCCTGTTGGTCGTCTGCGCCAGGTTCTTCTCGCTGTCCGCTCTCTCCTTCGCCAGCTTCTCGTCAGCCTTGTTCAGCTCTTCCCATGTCCGCTGGATAGAAGCGGAGATTTCAGCATTCAACCGATCCGCCTCCTGGGCATCGCGGATCGTCTGCTTCATGAAGTCCGACTCGGGCTCCTTCTTCGGGGTGTTGTCTTTGTCCTCGGTGAGCTTGAGAATCTTCTCCTTCTTGCCACCGGCTTCGATGGCGAGGTTGAGGTCCTTAATCTCGTTGGCGGTGGACGCCGCCGCAGTGGTGAACTGGAGCAGCATTTCCTTGCTGTCCGCAAACTTGGTCTTGAGCGTGTCGAGTTCGGTGATCTGACCATGGAGAGCGGTGAGCAGCGCTTGCTGCGCCGCAGATTGGCCTTCCTTGGTCATCGGGGCTTCGGCCAGGGCGCGGCGCTTCTCCTCGACCACCGTCATCGCCGCTTGCATCTTGTTCAGTTCGTCGGTGCCGGTGCCGTAACCCTTACCCTGACCCACGCCGGAGAAGGCGTCCTCGATGCCACGACCGATACGCTTCCAGAACCCGAGGTGATCTTCCAGCACGGTGTTCATTTTTGCGAAGTCGGAGGCGAAGGATGCGGCCAGCTTGTCGATCTCCGCTGAGGTTTCGAGGATGGCCTCCTTCATATAGTTGTGGGAGGGCTTGTGCTCAAGCTTCGCGATCTGATCGTCCAGCTTAAGGTTGGTCAGCTCCAGAGCTTTGGTGTTGTCATCTTCCTTGATCGCCGCGTTGGTGTTCTCGTCCGCAGCCTTACGGATGGCGGCGGCAAGAGCCTGATGATGCTCGATGAGCTTGCCGATGATCTCGATCGCGAGGACCACACCGGCGATAGGGAGCATGGCGGAAAAGGCCGCACCTACGCCGGGAATTTTGGCGATGAGGGAGTTAAGGTGACGGGGTAAACGCACGCCCACCGACTCCTCCACGAGCATCAGGCCGCCACGAGCCTCACCGATGTTGGTGAACGATTCTCCAGTCTTGCCAGCCCCGCCCTGGAGGTCGTTGAGGTCGGACTTGACCTTACCCATATCCTCACGGAACTGGGCGGTCTCAGCCTGCAATCTGACAATCAGTGCGCCGACTTCGCTCATGCTTTGCTCTCTTCTTCGGTTGGCTTAAGGTGCGGCCACACGCTGTTGAACATCGCCTCGGGATCGGCATAGCCGCTGGTCTTCAAATCCTCGATGGCCTTACGTCGGACTTCGAGCAGCCTCGGGCGGGGAGTCATCATGGGGAGTCCACCGATGACCTTCTTGATGTGGCGATGTCCCTCTCTCACCTTCTCCAACTTGAGAGCCTCGTCCTCGGGCCGAACGAAATCGAACGCGGTCACCGTCGCATCCTCCACGCTGCCCCGATTCACGTTGTAGACGGCGGCGGCGGTCAGGGCGTTGGAGTAGCGGTCGTAGCGGATCGCCACGTTGCGGCGCTTGGCCAACTCATGGAACTCGCCGGGTGTTAGCTCCTCGAACTCTTCCCACGTGAGCCGGAAGTCATACCGCGCCCAGGCCCACAGTTCGCCCCAGGTCTCCGGGGACTTCTCTATGCGGTCGTCATGACCGCTGGCACGTTTGGGTCGGCAGTTGCACCCGCGACCTTCTCGTCGGCCAGAATCTTCTGGTACGCGGCGGCAGCACCGGGGAACATCAATTCGAAGATGATGTCGGACAGAGCCCGCTGCGCCTCGGGGTTGAGGATCTCGCGAACCTCATCGAGAGTGACTTCGGGGTTGAATTTCTCCAGGCCGCCCCAGACGATGACGGGGAACTCCTTGCCCGAGGACAAGCCGTTCCAGTCGGCAATTTTCTTGATGTCTTTGCCGATGGCCTCTTCGATCCGGGCGATGGCCTTGTACGTGTACGCGAGCTTCCATGACTTCGGCTCGGTGCCATCCTCGGCGTCGAGGACCAGGGTGAAGTGTGGAGTGACGCGCATCTTGAGCGGTTCGTTCATTGATGATTCCTTCGCTGGTTACAGGAGGGGGCTTTCGCCCCCACCATGTCCGGGTTGGCTTAGACGTACACCTTGGGTCCGCTGATCTTGATCTTGACGTCGAGACGCGCGGGCTTTTCCAGCGGGAAGCTCGGAGTCATCGACTCGATAATTCCCGTGAAAGCCACGCTGTTGGACGTGCCGTAGAGGCCCTTCATCGCGACCGTAGCGCCGGACAGACGGATGGCTTCCAAAGCAACCTGCGTTACGTCGCCGGGGAGAAAGAACGCCTTCACGTCGACGGAGCCGGGGTCCTGGGTGGATGAGATGAAGGTGTCCACGCCATTGACGGTTGCCATGACGGTGGTCTTCTCGGTCGCAACCTTGTCGCCGCTGATTGCGAAGGAATCAACACCTGCGAGGGTGGTGAAGGTAGTGGGGCTGGCAACTGTCGCGAACTCAAAGCTGTCGCCGATGCCGGTGGTGGGAGTGGACATGGGTTACTCTCCTGTAGCTTTCGTGCTTTTCTTTTGGGGTTTAGGTTTAGCGGCCACCTTGGGGGCGATCGCGGCATAGAACTCGGCGGGTAGTTCGTCCTTCGGTACAGCGGGAAACTGTCGGTGGATACCAAGCTGGGTTGGGTGGCATACGCTGCTGTCATGCGCTCGGGCTACCAGCAGTTCGGCACCGTCAACGCTGTCCAGTTGGCCTCTGTGAAGCGCCTCCTGAGCGAAGCCCCAGTCTTCAATGCCGGTGGTCGGGAACTTGTGCTGCTCCCACCACGCCTTCGTGTAGCACTGGCTTGAGCCGCACGCGTAGGGGTGATGAGGCCGGTTCGGTTCGAACCAATACTTGAACGTGCCGCCGTTCGACATGTCGTAGTAGTAGAGAGCGTGGAAGCCGGTGACAGCTTTGCCGGAGCCGATGAGCCGCCCCACCTGTTCGCCTACCCGCTCGGGGTGGCTCCAGTCGTCTTCGTCGATCGTGATGCAGATGTCGCCGGTGGCATAGCTGGTGCCAAGATTGCGGAGAGCGCCAACCGGCATGCGGTCGCAGTGGTAATACTTCACGCGGGGGTCATCGGGGATCAGGCTCTCGATCGGCTCCTCGTTGTTGTCCAGGATGATGAGTTCGAGTTCGCCTTCGTAGGTCGAGGCCAGGAAGGCGGCAGCGGCGACACCGAAGTAGGTGGCTCCGTATCCGACTGGAAGTATCCCGCTGACCTTAGGTAGATCCGACATGCGTTAACCTTTCTTGTTTTCGAGGTCCATCAGGAGGCCGGTGCACTCCGTCACGAACACGTTCAAAACTTTGTCGCGGCAACCCATCCATGCGTTCCCAAACCAGTGAGTCGCGGGCTGCGTAGCAGTGCCGAACTCTTGCAGCGATCCCCAGAACGCTGGCTTCAGCGGGCCGATCTCGATCTCCATGGGGGTTTCGTCACCATCGGAGCCCCAGTGCTTCTGCCAGCCGAGCATTTCTTCGAGGATGCCGACGCCGACCGGTACCGTCTCAGCCATTGCGTCGAGCACAACTTGTGCGGCGGGCTCAGCACATCGGCTGAGGTAGCGCTTCGCGGCCTGGGGGGTGAGTTCTGTGAGCAGGTTGCTCAACTCTGCCAAACCATCGATGTGCACCGCATCACTCATCGTTCGCCTCTAGCGAGACGCGAGCACAGCAGGCAAATACATGTAGGGGACAGGTAGACGGCATCAGGACGATGCGCTGGAGAGGACCGCAGAGGGTCTTCAATCCGGGATTACATAGCTGTCTTCGCCTTACGGGTATTCGCGGTGCTGTGTTCACGTGCGCTACAAACAAGGGTTAGCTATGCGGAATCAGTCGAGGTACCAGATGCGGAATTGTAGGTAGGCGGTGAAGACGAATCCTTTGTCACCCTCTTCGTAGCGGGCGTCAAAATCCTTGTCGAGCATCACAGACTTGACCACGGTCGCATCCGCGTCCGGTAGGGTACCGCCTTTGGTGTAGCTCTCCAAGCACTTGATGACCGTCTTAGCCACCTCGCGGCTGCTGTAGTAGGAGGCGGCGTAGCACGCGATCTGGTAGAGAGCTTCACGCGTACCCAGCGGCCCCGCCATCGTGTAGGGGTTGGTGGTTCCAACGCGCGAGAAGACAAGGAACGGCACTGGAGTTCCCTGCTTCATGAGGACCCACGCCGCCCTGGTGACTCCGTTTGCGTCGATACCGACTGCGGCTTGGACTGCGGGGGCCTGCGTTACTAACTGGAAGATCCCTTGCTCGATCATTTGTTCACCGTGTCGTCGCCAACCCATGTCCACATGTGCAGTTCCTGACGGTTGCCATCGGGGTCGGAGAAGCTTTCGATGTTGTGGCGCTGGCCGCGCACGAGGATGTTCATGCCGGTGTCGATCGACCATGTCTGCGGATAGCGGATGATGATCTTGTAGCTGCTGACGGCCTGTAGGGTCTGCTCTTTCTCGTTTTGCTTGCCACGCCATTGGGACACGTTCGCCCAGGGGTTCGCTACGGCGACCTCAGGTAGTGGTGTGCCGTCCGCCGCGTTGCCGTTGTTGGGCTGTGTGACCGTGATCCGCGTGTTGTAATCCGTAGTCCCGAGGTATCGGGTGCCATACGGCTGCTTGGGGAGCTTCATATTTATCTCGGGATTCTCATGCTGCGGAACGTGCGAAGCATCCGGCACAACGTCATGCCGACTTCGCTGGTGGGCTCGACGGTGATGATCTGGCGCACGTTAAACATGTGATTGGCGAGGTAGTAGATTGCCATGATGAGGCGGGCCGGAACCTGCGTGGCGTCGGTGGCGTCGTAGCCTGCCGAATAGGTGATCTGCACGCAGTCCTGTCTACGGTCGGTTAGGGGCCACCGTAGCCCCACGTTCAGGGTGATCTTGTCGGCGAACACCTTGTAGGTGGACGGGTCGAGCGTCTGCGTGGCTCCCGTGACGTCGTTGTAGGTGACCGTCACGGCATTAGTGAGTGGCGAGCCGGAGGGCACAACTACCGGGCGGCGGACCAGCTCGATCGAGTCGGGCGTGGGAAAGCCGTACCACCACAGGTTAGTCGCGTAGGCGTAATTAAGCGCGAGCATTTCCTGACGCGGATCGGCTTGACCTGGGAAGAAGTCGAAGGTGAGCAGTACCTGCTCGTTGAGGCAGGCCTGGGCGCACATGGACTCCACCTCATCGGTCGCGGCCTCGATCATGGTCAGGAGCATCTGGTAGTCGTCGGTGAGGACCGACGGAGATGCGCCGTAGACGTACTTCTGCGGAACGTCAAATCGACCGAACGATGCGAGCTGCTCGGGGGTGACGACCGGTTGTGTGCGCTCGGCTAGGATCTTCTCGTACATCGGGACTCCGGGTTACTTGCGCTTGTTCACTTCAAGCTGGTGGGTGTAGAGGCTGATGAGGTCCTTCGCTGCGACGGTGATGAACTGAGGCTCCTCGTCGGCGACGGTCGTCACGTCAATGACCACCGGCTTTTCCTCGACGGGTTCCTCCACCGGCTCGGATACTTCCTCGGCCTTCGCTTGAGGCTTGAGTGACGCGGGGGCGTTGCGGAATGCCTTCAGGTCGAACGAGTTCTCCACGGCGGCCTGGTCTGCGCTCACCGAGGTGGCAAAGCCCTTGGCTACGGCGTCTTCCGCCGTCATCCAGGTCTCGACGTTCTGCATCTTGAGGACGTCCTTCTTCGCCAGCCCGGTTTTGGCGACATAGATGTCCGCGATACCGGAGGTGACCGTGGTCAGCGTCTCTGCCATCTTGGTCATCGCATCCGAATTGCCGAACGCCATGGCCATGGCTTCGTGGATCATCATCACGCTGCCGGTAGCCATGACGATGGTGTCACCGGCCATGGCCACGATCGACGCGGCGGAAGCGGCCATGCCGTCGATGATGACGTTGACGGGCTTGTTGGAGTTTTTGAGGAGGTTATAGATCGCGATACCGGCGAAGGCGTCGCCGCCGGGGGAGTTGATGTGGATCTCGATGTTCTGGCACTGAGTCTTCAGCGCTTCGGCCACCAAGGCGGGCGTGGCTCCGGAATCGTCCCACATGGACGCGCCAATCATGTCGTAGAAGGACATGGTGAGCGTATCGTTCTCGGTTGCAGAGTTGAAGAACTTGTTCTTAAGTTTAGGCATCGTTGTCTCCTGCGGCCAGCAGCGCAAGGGCTGTACGGGCCTGGTCCTCGGTCAAATCTTTGCGTGATGCAACATACTCGTCAGCCTTCTCGATGGAGATGTTGAGCACCTCGGCGACGAACTTCGCATCGATCTTGCCCTTGGCTTCCTTGCGCAGGACCCGATCGGCCATGCTGTTTGCGAGGGCTTGCAGGCGGGCCGTAGCCTTCGAAGGCTTGGCCGGGGCTGGCTTGGTCACGGGCTTCTTAGCTGGCTTAGTCGGAGCCGGGTGCTTGAATGGGGGCGCGGTGTTGCCGTCCCCGCTCCCCGCTGTGTCGGGCTCGTCGGGATTGGTCGCGCCTGTGTCTTCGTTGGCGTCCTCGGGGTCGTCAGCATCGGGAACGAGCTGGCCGGGGATGAAGAACTCGCCGGTGACCGGGTTGTAGATCGCACCGTTTGCGGGGCCGGAGATGAAGTCGCCGCCTTCGATGGAATCGCGATCTTCCAGCATTCGTGCTTCGTTGGGCGTCATCTGCCAGCTATTGATGAGCACCTGGTTGGTGAGCGCCCGTTCCTTCGGAGAGCCGCGCAGGATAATGTCGGCGGAGTGCTTCGCGTACAGCTTGCCCCACTTCTTCTTGGGGATCAGGTCGCGCGTAATGCTCTGCTCGATCGAGGTGGTGTACGGCAGCAGCGAGGTGTTAAAGTATTCGTCCAAGAAGGCTGAGCTCGATGCGTAGGTGCTGTTCTGCTCGCCGAGTCCCATTTTGACCATCAGCGGCGCACCACCGAGAAGCCGGACCACCTCCTGCTCAGACCATTTACGTGATTCGAGGAGCTGCGATTCCTGGGCGTTGAAGGTCATCTTCTCCCACTTACCGCCGCCGGGGATGATGCTGAACTTGCCCGCGTTCTGCGAGCCGGAGAAATCTTTCTTCAGGCGATCGACGATGCCCTGCGCTTCTTTCTCGTCGGGGGCGTTGTCCATGTCGGGGAAGGTGATGAAGCCACCCATGCCTAACCCGTTGGCGAAGTTGCGCCCGGCTACTTCCTCGGCAGCCATGAGCAGCGATAGTGCTTCCTTGGCCAGGAGGATAAGCGGCGAACCTTCGAGGCCGAAGCCTTCGAAGTTAAGCGCGGAGACGTGCCAAATCTGATCTTTTGTGAACTCCACGGCACCAGCCTGACCTGCGTTGGTGTAGCGGTACTTCAAGGTCGGTGGGTTGGTGCTCCGGTCCCAGTGCGGTGCCATGTGCCAGGCGTTCAAGGGCATGAGTCCGATAGGATCACCGGCCTGGTCTGTCAGGATCTGGCAGTAGCAGTTGCAGGCCATGATGAGCTGCGAGGCCAGGAACCAGCGCATCTGGTAGGAGGTCTGGTAGTCGTTCGGGCAGTCCTTAAGGAGCGAGTAGAGCGGGTTGTCGATCGCGGGCTGCGTGCGCACACGGCCATCGACCCGCTTGGTCTCGCGCAGGATGAGCGGCATCTTGGCGATGTCGTTGGACAGCATCTTCACGCCGCCCAAGAACGCGGATACGCGGAGCGCGGTCTCGCGAGTGACTACCTTACCGGCAGCGGCGGGCAGGCCAACCAGGGCCTGTACTAGCTCAGAGCTGGGGGATGCAAAGGTGCTCTCCCCACTATTCAAGAAGGCCCTTGCCCAACCCGATTTGAAACGGCTTACGAGTCCCATGCGTGATCTCTCTTAAGGGTTAGACATTTGAATGGCGGGTGGCTGAGCCGTCGACGTTACGCTGCTTGAGCGGGTCGTAGCCATAGAGGATGCGCTGGTTGTGCAGGCGCAGACCGCGCTCCATGCCAAGGCCAGCGTCGTGGAGAATGGCCTCCCACTGTGCTTGCTCGCTGGTGTGACCCGGCTTTGTTTTGAGTGCCCTGCCACGATTCACGCCCCTCACTCCTCGTGCGGTGAGGATGTGACACACCCGGCATGGGGAGATCCCGAAGTGTGCTGCTACCTGGGCCTGATACAAGCTGGGGTTGGCGGCGGCATAGGCCACCACCTCGTCATAGTCGGCTTTACGCTTCCGACCCTTCGTCATCGTTATCGTGCTCATGCGCTCACCACGTAAAAAGGCTTCTTCTTGATTTGGTTTTCTGGATCTGTTGCCCGGGCGAGCGACATGATCAGCGACGCGCAGCCGTCGATCTTCTCCCGCTTCCGATCTCGTGCAGGCTTCAGGAAGCCGGTGCCGTGCTGGGTGTTCCAGCGGAGGTTGCTCATCTGCCAGCGCATGCAAGGGTTGAGCGCGTGCGCGAACTCGGCGCGGAGGACCTTCCGCATGAGCTCTTGGCAGGGCGCGTTCATCTTGAGGTGGCTTTGCGGGTAGGAAACGAGCTTCGACATCTTGAAGCCGCCCTCGGCGAGCATGCGGATCAGCTCCGAAGACCACGCATCGTCATAAGCAACTTCACGCAGGTCGAACTGCTTGCTGATTTCGGTGATCTGGTCGGCGATGTAGCGGGTATCGGTGAGGTTCCCGGGGGTCGGAACGATGAACCCATCCTTCGCCCAGGTGTCGTAGGGCACCTTGTCGCGCTTCACGCGCTCGGCGATGTTCTCTGCGGGGCACCAGAAATACTCCAAAATCGACCACTTTTCGCCTGTTTTCATGGGTGGAAAGAGCAAAACGAGGGCAGAAGTGTCGATTTTTGGCGCTAGATCGATGCCGCCGAAGCAGACACGGCCCCTGAGTGATTCCATGAGCTGTAGGCGGAGGCGCTTGGGGTCCGGGTGGGTGGCGATGTTCTCCGTGCTGCATGCGTCCCAGGTGTCGATGTCGAGAGCGGGATCAACAACCAGGTCGCTCCACAAATTCATTCGGAAGCGCTTGAACTCGCCCAACGCGGTGGGCTTGCCCTGGCTCTCTGCATACTGGTTCTCCAGAGCTGAGAGAGGGAGGATGTAGCCCAGCGAGGGGTTGGGCTTCGCCCAGTTTTTCTTGTCCTTGTAGTCATCCTTGAGGTCAAGGCTGAAGATGAAGGCCGCAACTTCATCGTCGGCAACCATGCCGTCGAGAATGCGTTCGCAGTATTCGTGCTCTCCCCAGCACAGCGTGGACTTGTTAGCCGAAGCACCGGCGGTGGTGATGCACCACATGAGTGGCTGCCGCCGGGTGTCGCCGCCGTAGCGCAGGATCGACCAGAGGTTGTTGGTCAGTGACCAGCGATGGAGTTCGTCGAGGATGGCCGCTGAGACGATTGCACCGTCGGAGCTGTCGGCACCGCGTGCCATCGGCGAGAGCCGGGAATTGGTCTCCGAGTCATACAGAGAAATAACCGGGGAGTTGCCGTACTTGAAGATCCGCTCCGCCAGCTCGGGGTGCTTGTCGCGCATGGCGACGGCTTCGTTGAAGACCTCACGGGCTTGCTTCATGGCGGTCGCGGCGCAGTACACGCGGCCACTGAGTTCTCCGTCGGCGATCAGATGTAGCAGTGCAAGACCAGCGCACAGGCCGGTCTTACCGTTTTTCTTTGCGACTTCGAGATACACGCGGCGGAAGCGGCGGCTGCCATCGAGCCTCTTCCAGCCGTAAGCGATGTAGAGCAGCATCCTCTGCCATGGCATGAGCTGCATGGGCTCGGTCTGCGCTGAGGGGATGCAGTAGGAGCTGAGGAAGTCGATGGCATACTGGCCCGCTTCCGGATCGAAGCGGATGTCGGTGCGCTGCAGGTCCGCTCCGTGACGCAGGACTGCCTTCTTGATCCAGGAGCCGACGATGACGGTGCCGTCGAGGACACCGTCGATGTACTCCTGCGCCGTGGCAGTTATCGGGAGCACTGTACGCACCCCGCTTGCACCGGCTCGACACTCGTCTGGAAAGTCCGCATACCTATACGGGCCGTAGTCGGTTTTCCAAAATCAGTGTTTTTGCACGCACAACGGACCCCACCTTGTGCAGGTGGGGTCCGTGGGTTTGGGCTTGGATTAGCCGTTGGTGTTGAGCTGTGCAACGGCCTCGGCGAGCAGGATGCGCTGGTCGGTACGGCGGTAGCCGAGGACCACGGTCTGGCCGTTGAGGGCCGCGACCTGGTCGAGGACCTTGATGCGGACGTTGCTGTCGCCACGGTCGCCGATGGTGGCGAACGACTTGAAGTCGCCGAACATCCACGCGCCGGAAGCTGCTGGAGAAGCAACGTACACCGGCATTTCGGCGGAGAACTGCACTTCGTAGCCGAACAGACGAGCGCTGCCATCCGGATCGAAGGTGATGAACGTCTGGAACTGCGACGCGGCGATCTGGGCCTTCAGCAAGCGGTTGAACTCTTGGCGGTTGACCAACCACTTCGCGCCGACGTAGTAGGCGCGGTTCAGGCTGCCCATGACGTCGATGATCGGGTTGATGCCGAGTACCGCAGCACCGGCAGTGATGGAGGCTCCGGTTGCCGTGGTGCCGTTGCCAAGGTAGCCCTGCGGCTGGCCGGTGCCGGTGCCGCTGACGAAAAGGTTCTCTTCTTTCACGCGGATCGCACGCTGCAGGTCAGCGGGCAGGAACTCCGAAGCAGCCTTGCTGTCCTGGAGAAGTTCCCACGAAGCGTAGATGCTGTCGCCGACGACGAACGCGCCGAGCATCGTGGTCGCAAAGCCAGGTGCGCTGGTGCCGAAGGCGTTGGTGCCGGTGCTGTTCGATTCGGCCTTGACGGTCGCAACCGACTTGGCTGCCTGGTACGGCAGGTTGATGTTCATCTCCGTGGTGATGACGCGGGAGAGCGAACGGGCAACCGTCTCTTCGATCGCCATCGCAGGGATGGACGGATCGGTCTGGATCGGAACCAGGGCTCCGCCAGCAGCCGAGGTACCGGCTTCGCCGAGGGCGGCGTTCTGGATGAGGAACTTCTGGTGATCTTCGACGGAGCGCAGCGAGGACCAGAAGCCCTTGACGTACTCTTCGGAGCAGTTGGTGAGCGGCGTCGCCTTGCGGTATCCGCCAGCGGCGTAGAACTTGACCGGGTTGGTCGAGTTGGAGATGACGGCCTGCTCGCGGGGGGTTGCGACTTCGACGCGGCCCTTGTTGACGGCCTCGTAGCGAGCGATGTTGGCGTTGACCTGGTCGAGCTCCGTGGTGAGCGCGGTGAACGCGGTCTCATCGGATGCGGAGAGCTGAGTCTTGGTCTCGACGGCGTTCTTCAACATCTTTTCCTGCGCGTCGAGGATTTCTTTCTTGCGGGTGTTGAGGATCTTGATAGCCATGGTGGGTATGTCCTGTGTTGGGTGTTACCCTCGGCGCTCATGGGAGCGGCATAGGTACGCGGCTCGTCGGTGTGGTCTCATAGGAGCCATCCAACTGGGCATCTGCATAAGGGGTAGATATGCGGAATTACTTCTGAGGGGGACGAGGAGAAGCTTCATCCGGGTCCGGTGGTGGGTCGTACCAATGCATGGTCACGCAGACTTCTTGGCGAGGAACAGCGACAAGCTCGACGCTTTGGGCTTCTCCACGTTCACCTTCGAGCGATCAGCCGGGTTCAGCGCGAACTTCGAAGAGAGCGTGATCATCTGCGCGGTCTCGATGCCCGGCATGGGCTCGCGAGAATAGAACTTCGCGGCGAGGCGGACCAGCACGGCGAACATGAGCCGGTCGGACTCCTTGAGCACGCCGGGGCAGCACTGCTTCGCGAGTTCCTTCCACACCTTCTTCTCGGCCTTGGTCATGGACGGCGGCGGCGTGCCGATCGCGCGGTCCATGGTTGGCTCATGCGGGCGCTGGCGATCCTTGTGCGTGAGGAAGCCGCCTTTGCCTTCGAGAATCGAGGTGGGTGTTCGGTTGCGTCCCATACTCAACGGTTAGCCATTCGTAAAACGCCGACTTAAATAGCGGTTATGTGTGAAAAAACCGGCGTCATCGGGCCTGGTGCCGACGAGGCGTAGAGAAACAGACCCCCACGGGGTAGGTGCCATGCGTGGTGGGGCGACCACCACCCCCGGCGGGGCTAGAACGCTTGGTTTTACTGGGAATTTGGAGTGTTATTGGCTGTGAATCGAGCGCGTAGACGTTCCTGGCACACATCATCAGGTGTGTCCATGGTGATGATCTGTGCTCCTGCATCACGCATCATGCCGACGGCGGCAGCCTCAGGGTTGGTGATGATGAGCCAGCAATGGTTGGTGCTGTACTTGGTGGCTTCGATCCATGCATCCCGGTTGGCCAGCACGCTGCCTACAGCGCCGGGCAGCGGCTGATGCATCGGTAGGTCAGTGATGTCGGACATAACAACGTCGTAGTCCCACACCAGGTCGGTCGCCGCCTTATGCTCGTCCACGTACGTTGACTTACCACTTGCTGCCGGGCCACATATGACTGTTGTGTTGCTGCGATCACCAAGGTCAGTGATCTTAGTGCCGCGCTTGCCAGTCCATCCGCATTCCACCGCAGTCTTCTTCGAGTGGCAGTCGTGGCACAGGCCTTGTAGACGATCAGGATCATAGAACGCGTCGATGCCGTAGTTGTCCACGATCAGGCGTGCTGACAGGATGTGGTCGGCGGCGGTTGCTGCTTGATGACCACATGACTGGCACAGGATGTCGCGGCGCAGGACAACCAGGCGAACGCGCTGCCAGCGCTTGCACCGGTACAACGCTCGAATGGGATCGTCTTCGCGGGACCGGTCGTACAGGCGCTTACGCTCCTGCTTGGCACGCTGGTGACGATCACAGTAACCATTCGCGGTTGCCCGGGAACTGCATGATCGGCAGATGCCGGTCGGTGAGCTAGGCATCTGGATATGCCTTCGCTCGCGCGATCGCGTGGAGCACCTTGTGGTGAGGAACGTGCGCAAGCAGGCGGAAGACGTCGGATGATCGCCAGCCGCAACGATAAAGAAGTCGGCGAACAAGTCGGCACATCAGACTGTTCCTCCGGCGCTGAACGGCTGCTGCATGCGGGCGACCTGCCGGTTGAAGGTGTCGGCGAAGGTGGGCTGGTTGGTGCCGTTGATGTAGTCACGCATGTTGGCGATGCTCGCGACGATGATGTCGGCTGCTTCGGCAAGGTGGTCCAGGTTGCGGTTGATCTCGGCGACGAGCTCTGCTGATGCTGGGGTCATGGTGTGTAGCCTCCTAATAAAGACATCCGCTAGTCACAACTTCTGCGCGTTGTGATTTAACTGAAAAAGTCCATCAGCCTGAATCGTGCTTGCAGGCTGATGGACATTGAGGTTTAGCGCGTTGTGATGCTGCCTTAGAGCAGCTTGGCGACTTCGGCGGGAACGGCTTCCACCACCTTGACGGCGTCGGCAATATGCAGCTCGGTCCAGGCAACGGCCTTGGTCTCGAACTGCGAGTAGGCGGCGATCGCTTTTTCGAAGTCACCCTGGAGAAGCTTGACGCGGCTGGACAACGTCTCCAACGACGCCAGTGCAGTGGTGGTGTCCACGGCGACTGTGAAGGTGATGGCCTTGGCATCCTTCGCCGCGATCGCGACAGGAGTCTTGAAGGCGGTGATGATCCGGACGAGCAGGGCTTTGGTGCGGGTGAAGATGTTCATGGATGAGTCCTCTACATGAACGGTGGCGAAGTTCGTTCTTCCGTGGGTGTCGCACGGCTACAGACCTGGTTTACCGCTTTTGAGGGGTAGAAAACGGGTTTGAAACGGGTTTTTGGAGCGTAACTCACTGATAACAAAGGAGGCAAAATGACCCGAAACGGGTAGGTAATCTTTGTATCGTCTTTGTTATCAACAACATGCTCCTTATATATGTGATATTAATATAGTTATATAAAATGGGGGATTAAATACCTATTGGTCTGACCAATGTTCCTAATTCCCACGGGCACCCTTAACAGAGAAGTCACCTACATCTCTGCTATCCCCTATGAATGGAGCAACATAGCCCCGTTTCAAACCCGTTCAAAACACGTTTTAGACCCCCTAAAACCGCTCATGTTGTTGATTCCACTCCTCCTAAACCCACACACCCACATCCGTCGCCACCACACATGCCCCAGGTCGCCTGGAATACCACCCACCCATGGCCGCCGCGCCGGTGGTGGGCCAAGGCCTGGTATCTCTTCCAGCGCACCAATCGCGCCTTCCTCAACACTGCAATCCCCAATGTTCATCGGCCTACAAGACCTGTCCAGCGACGTGTTTTCTAGCTAAAAACTGACGCAGAAAATCAAAGTTAACGAGAAAACGTGATACCGGGCATAGGGCAGAGGTAGTAAATGATGACGACTCCGAGCTACACACCTGCACCCAGCCCGTTCAACGATCGCGACATCGCCGATGCAGTCCTCGCCGACGTCACCGCCAACTTCACCACGGACTTCACAGCAGCCGCAGCCGAGATGCGCCGGAACGCCGCCACCGCGCCGGGTGCCATCATCGATCCGACCGAACCCACCTGCATCATCCACGGCGCTTATGCTGCCCAAGGTGTTCTTGCCACCGCGCGTGGTCTACGTCTTCACCCATGCCCCACCTGCGCCGCCGCGCTGGTGAAGTGGTCCGATGGCATCCGCGCCAACCTCCAGGCTACCTCTGCTACGGGCTTCGCCCTATCGTCACAATCGTCGGATCGTTGTCAGTAATAAATGACGCCGGGGGTGTAACTAATCCCAGGCGCTCACATCCCAGTAAGCGTGAGGTTATAGAAAATGACTACCGAAGCCCAGCCCGCCCAAGTCTCCGCCCCCACGAAGTTGTCGATGGCCGCCCGCCTCATCCTGCGTGTCCTCGCCAGCAGCCCAACCCGTCCCATGACCGTCACCGAGCTGACAGCCAAGACACCTTGCTCCCACGGCACCGCGTACCAGATCACGAAGAAGCTCACCGAGGCAGGTTTGCTCACCCCTTATCCTGCCGAATATGGAGTACCGCGCACCTTCGTCATCTCCAACCTCAATCTGCTCACCTCACCGTCGAGCCCATTCCAGGACGAACCTCTCCAGCGCCTTCTCGCCGACCTGGAGCCCAAGACCTGGAAAGAGGTCTGCGCTCTCCTTCTCGCCATCGTCACCAACGAGTCAATCACCGAGGGCGAGCTCATCCTGCGCAGCGGCTGCTCCCCCCGCACCGTCGCCGACTGGCTCGGCTATGCCGAGGAGCACCGCCTTATCACCGACACCGTCTACCCGCCCAACAGCTTCAGCGCCCCCAAAATCTACACGATCCTCTAACCCGGCGAAGTTCGCCACTAACCCCCCGCGCCCGCATACGACCTTACGAACGTAAAGAACGTCAGCACGCCAAGTCCTTAAGTCCGACTTCTCCGCGCCCGAGTGTACTACGGCACCACCAAATTCACGACCACCGCCAACCAGCGGTCCGGAGAGTTGCGCTTTATGGCTAACATCGAACATGTCGAAGATGACCTGAGTGACCTGGAGATGCCCGGGCCGAAGGTGATGGAATGGGCCACCGAGCCGGTGGCCGTCCCACCCTTCGTTCAACCGGACTACTACCTGGCCCTGCCCGAGGCGGCGCTCTACGGCAAGCTGGGCGAGCTCACGAAGACGCTCGATAGCCCATTTTCATGGAGCTGGCCGACCATGGTAACAGCCTTCGCAACTTTGGGCATACACACCATGGGGTCGTACAGCCAGGCGATCCGCCCCAATTTGTACACCGTCTTGATGGGCAAGGTCGCCTCCGGCAAGTCCACCGTTATGCGGCGCTCCCTGCGCTCGCTCGACATCCCCGAAAAGGCTATCAAGAAGGCGCACGTCGGCAGCGACCGTGGCCTGGAGCAGGTCCTGCGCGTCCCCAAGCCCGAGGGTTGGAAGAAGGGAGACCCCGAAGACCGGTTCGTTCACACGTCAACGCTGTGGATGGATGAGATGTCGGGGGTGATGACCAAGCTCGCCTACGAGGGCAGCACCCTGGCACAGAATCTTTGCGACCTCCACGGTGAGGATGAAGTCAGCTTCCCCACACGCGACGGCCTGAACACCATCACCGCCAAGCTCAACCTGTTGGGTGCCGTACCTTGCTCCGATGGGCTTTCCTTCAGCTCCGTCTTCACCAGCGCGACGACCGGGGGACTCTGGTCCAGGATGATTTTGGCCCCCGGTCCCACCGACTGGACCCCGGACCACACATGGCTCCCTAAGCGCCAGAGACTGACACCCAGCGTGATCGACATCCCGGTCGAGGCGATCACCACCGCCGCCGCCTGGGCAGCCGACACCAAGGCCCAGATCACCGCCGCAGCCGAGAAGGCGAAGAAGCCGGTCCCCAACCTAAGCCACATCGATCGCATTTCAGAATCGGCTTTGAGATGTGCCCTCATTCAGAGTTCGGCGAACCATGACGACACCATCACCGAGGCAAGTCTCCGCGCGGCTCTGGTGATGGCCGACTGGCAGGTGAAGGTAAAGAGCATCTACAAGGCCAGCGCCGCCACCACGCCGGAGGCCGTAGCCGGAAACATGATCCTCGACGCACTCGCCAACGCACCGGCGGGTAAGTTCACCAACTTCCCCACCCTCCTCAAGCGCGAAGGCTGGCGCGACACCCTCGGCAGCGCCATCTTCAACAAGATGAAGCGGGTCATGATCGACAACGAGGAGATCCGCATCGCCATGACCAAGGGCGACGACGGTGAGATCGAAAAACACTGGAATCAGGTGCAACTTGTCGACTAACGCCATCACCACCCAATTCGAGTACGAACAGAAGGTCAGCCGGATCTCGCGCTTCCTCTCCACACTGTTCGAGCGCGGCGACCTCATTGAGCTGCGCACCTTGGCTGCACCCGATGGCAAGATCCGGCGCATCCTCACCGCCGATGTACACGTAGCCGCGCGGTGCGCCGTGCTGATGGAGAAGCAGGACTGCGACGTGTACTACTGCGTCAACCCCGCCGACCCGGACAGATGGTATGCAAAGAACACCCTTCGCGACTTCTACAACACCTGCCAGTACGGTGCTTGGCGGACCTTGCAGGATGAGGACGTGAAAATCAGGAACACATTCTTCATCGACATCGATGCCCGCCGCCCGGACACCAAGGTCGCAGCCACACCCGAGCAGGTCGCGGCCACGCTGGTGGCGGCGAAGGCGATCCAGAATTATCTCTGCATCGAGCTTGGTTGGGAAGAGCCCATCGTCGTCGGCAGCGGCAACGGCCACCATTTGCTCTTCAAGTCCGAACGCTACGCCGTCAAGGGTGAGTCGTGGCCGAGAGCGCTCGGCTTCCTCGCCAAGACCTTCTCGAACCCCGACGCCGACATCGACATCAAGGTGTGCAACCCATCCCGTCTCGCGCGGATGCCATATTGCTTGAACAAGAAATCTCAGCGCTTCGCTACCGTCCTCAGCTACCCCGTCATGCTGAAGCCGACCGGCTACGGAACGATGTGGAGCCTGAGCGAGAAGGGAGAAGCAGCCGCGCAGTACAGCGGCGACCGCACCACCAGCGCTCTTCTCCACGAAGACTTCGACGTTGAGGATTTCATCGAGGCCTTCCCCGACCAGTTCGGTGATCTGCTCAACGTCACCCCCGACGGCGATCTGACCTACTACAGCACGGAGATATGCCCGATCAAGGGTGCGCCCCACAGCAACCAACCCGGCAACGGTCATAACTGCCTCATCGTCGGCGGACCTTCCGGGCTCGGGTTCCAATGCTTCGGATGCGAGGGCACCATCGGCGATGTTCTCCGGCTCCTGCGTGAGCAAACCGGTCACGGATACGACAGACCGATCTGGGCCGACGACGACCTAGATCACTCCGACCAGTGGTGGGACTCCCAGGCCAAGGTCTGGGTCGACTTCGATTGGGATGAACTGGGCAAGCGCTTCCCGGTCGAGCTCGCCGACGGTGGCATACCAGTCTGGCTCTATGCGGGCATCGCCACCGCAGTCATCGGCGACGACGGAGAGTTCGTGGAGCCGAAGGCGGTGGATGAGGAGGTTGTCGAAGAAGTTGAGGCCGAGGAGATCGTGGCCGAGGAAAAGGTCGAGGAGGAGGCTGTCGAAGAAGTCATCCCCGAACCCGTGACCGCCCACATCCACAGCGCCCACGTCACCGCGATCTTCAAATACTGCGCCAACTACGCCGATGGTCTCATCGCCCGCGTCAACCCCGCTGGACAGGCCGCCTTCCGCAAGGAGATCGAGCGCATCCTACGCGCGAACGACCGCAAGCGCATCTTCGAGCTCCTGGGTACGAGCATGATCACCGAGCTCTACACGAACTTCTTGACGTCACCCGAGCCGCTGGATTTTGAAACCGATTTCATGCTCACCGGCACCATCGAGTTCCACGGCCATGAGATGGCGATCGCGGCGAAGGCCTTCACCGAGGCGAAGTGGCAGGCAAGTATCAGCGGAGAATCCGCTCCGCATAAGGCGGAGATGGGGTATGGTGATCACCATGATCGACGCTCCCAAGCCCACCCAACCCGCTGAACCCCGTCTACTCTACTCGCGCAAGGACGCCGCGTACCAGCTCTCAATCTCCACCCGGAGCCTGGACTACCTGATCCGCGAGGGCCGTCTCCACACCCGGAAGATCGGTGGCCGGATTCTTGTCCCCCATGAGGAGCTGGTCCGCTTCATCGCGCACGATCGCTCGCAGGTCATGACACCCACCCGTGTCGTTGAGCAGGTTCGAGAGGTCGCCCATGGCTGACCAGAACCCCATCCCGCCCGCGCCAACTCGCCGCCTTCTTTACACGAAGAAGGAGGCCTGCTTCCAACTCTCCATCTCCCTGCGGAACCTGGACCGCCGCATCGCCGAGGGCACGGTGAAGACTAGACACCTGGGTGGACGGGTTCTGATACCGCACTCGGAACTCATACGGCTCTCCCGAGGTGACCAGCCACGATTGGGAGGTAAGAGAGCGCCCGAGAAATTTAAACAGGAAATCGAAGGCTGATATTTGGAGCCGAGGCAACTTTCCCGGTATTACCTAAAGACACCCCGTAAGTGAGACCCGTTTTATGTCCACCGCCACCATCCCCGACTTCTCCAACGCCGCCATGTCCTACATGGCCCAGGCGCTCGCCGGGCAGGTCGCTTCCCTGCTTAAGGATGAGCTGGCGCGTGTCGGCGGCACCAGCATCCAACCTATGCTCCTCGACGTGAAGCAGGCCGCCGTGTACCTCGGGCGCAGCGAGCAATCGGTCCAGCACATCATCGCGGACAAGGGCTTACCCGTTGTGCGCCATGGCCGCCGGGTTCACCTGCACCGTCCCGACCTGGATGACTGGATCGAGAAGAATAAGTTCTGACGCACTAGCGCTCGTGCTACAGTCGACCCCATGCCAAGACGAGTTGATGGTTCCGGTTCAATTTATAAGCGCGGCAACATCTGGTGGGTCCAAATTCAGGTGAAGGGCAAGTCGGTCGCGCAGTCCAGCAAATCGAACAAGAAGGCCGACGCAATCACCCTTCGCGACAAGCTGCTCGCACGGCGGGTCCGGGGCGAGCTCTCCGGCGGAACTCCGGATCGCATCCTGATCGGCGAACTGCTCGACGACGTCCTGGAGAGCGACATCAAGGAGTCAACCCGTAAGGTGTGGAAGCTGGTGGTGGCGGCGAACGTCAGGCCCTTCTTTAGCCGGATCAAAGCCGTCAACCTCACCTCTGCAAAAATGAACGAGTACCGGAAGAAGCGCATCGGCGAAGGTGTGGTCGACTCCACCGTGAACCGGGAGCTCTCCATCCTACGCACCGCTTACCACAACGCCAGGAAGATCACGCCGCCGAAGGTTCACGTCGTTCCCTACTTCCCGATGATGAAGGAGACCACGGTGCGCCAGGGCTTCGTGGCCGACGATACCTACGCCCGGCTCCGCGACGAGCTGCCCCAGGAGCTCAAGGCCCTCTATCTCACCTACTTCATCTCCGGCGTGCGCAAGAGCGAGCTACTGGACATCGAGTGGCCCCAGGTTGACTTCGAGGCCGACGTCATCGTGCTAGAGAAGGGCAAGACCAAAACCGATGACCCACGCACCATCCCCATCCTCCCCGGCGACCACCGGAATCTCCTGCTCGCACTCTCGGAGGATCACAAGGCGAACTGGCCGGAATCACCGTGGGTGTTCTCGCGCTGCGGCGAGCAGATCAAAGACTTCCGGGGGGCATGGAAGGATGCCTGCATCCGCGCCGGAGTGCCCGGGCTTCTAGTTCACGATCTTCGCCGGACGGCTGTTCGCAACATGCGCCGCGCCGGTGTGCCCCAGGTGATTCGGATGAAGATCAGCGGGCACAAGACGGACTCGATGGAGCGCCGGTACAATATCACTGGGGTCGAAGATGTTAAGATCGCGAAGGACCTCATGGGCACCTGGATACGGGACATCGAAAGCGCATCCGCGACTGTAGTAAAAACTGTAGCAACCGAGGGGGACAAGACGGTACTCAGCGATACACGCCCCCTCCGGAAATCAACAAGATGATACCCCACAATGTTGGGTGATACACTGTCAAGAGGCTTGAGGTGCTAGCGCCGCAAGGCATAGGGGTTCAAGTCCCCTCCTCCGCACCAAACATTCAATAAGAATCGCGAAATGAACCGGAAAAGTAAGCCCTTTAAGCATATGCAGGGCTTTTCTGTTTTCGGGTTTTGTCTCTCTAGTCTCATTGGGGGACTTTGGGGACTGGAACTCAATAAAATTTTCGTGCTAAGGTATACCGCCCCTAATCAATAACTTGCGTAAAATATTTCCTGAAATTGGGTCTGAATGCGTCGTCAGTCCAATACACCACCGCTGGAAAACATTTGCAAAAACATAACTAAGCTCGTGTACCGCTCCGTATCCGAATTGTCCCGTTGATTCGGCAATCACTGCCCCAGAAGGAACCACTGGAATGACTCAGTTCGAACGCTACATCGGCATCGACTACTCGGGCGCGGAAACGCCGGACTCCAGTTGCAGGGGACTCCGCGTCTATGTTGCCGAGGACACCGGCTCACCCGAACAGGTTCAGCCCCCGCCCAGTCCACGCCGTTACTGGACTCGCCGTGGTCTTGCCGAATGGCTCTGTGAGGAACTCGACCGGGACATCCCGACTCTGGTCGGCATCGACACGCCTTTCCTGCGCTACCTATATTGTCTGATGAAGTTGTGATTTCGCAATTTCTGCCACTTCTCCAGCCCCCTTGGCATAGAGCGCCTCTTCATCAGGAGCAAGCGCGTACAACAGCTTCAGAAACTCTCCTGCGTGTACAAGTTCCTCGTTCGCTATGTCCTTGAGCACTGCCACGGCGAGTTTGTTGCCGGTTGACTCGGCAAGCTGCAAATACATCTGAGTCGCTTCGTACTCTGCGGCTACCATGAACCGAATCGCTCTGATGAGTTCCTCATCCGTGAGCTTCCTGCTGTTCGCCAACTCTGAAAAAGGTGACCCGAACTGTGGCATATCATTTTCCTCCGCCTCATGCACGTTGACACGTCAAAACTTGGATTGCGGCTTTGAGGGTTATCACGTTTATAGTCCCGTGGCTTGCTGAGGTCTGAGCGGGATTGACCATCGCCACAATGTTCGTTTGTTTCCGCCGAACAAACAGGGAAAATACCGTACGAAGTACGCGGCTTATCTGGAGTCCAGAAGGCTTTGCCTTATGAGGCCGTAACGGGAGACTGGCTCTCGCTGGTCATCCCCTATTCGCGATGCTGCCGCCTTGGCAGGAGTGGGCAGTTTCATCCTCCTTCAGGTCGGTCTCCAGTTTCTGATTGGATATGGTCTGAAAGCATTTGGGGCAGATAGCGTCGAATGTAAGGTCGAGATTCTTCCGATGGGGAAAGTCAGTTTCGCTTGTCATCGCACACAGCCTTTCGTTGTGCGTCACGTTTCTCTCGCTCAAAAATCCTAGCCGCCAATGAGGCGGCTTAGGTCGGCGAAAGCCGCGAGAGAATCGGGTAGTACGCATTATTATGGGCGTTGTCCTATCCTGAGTCTGGTCAGGATTGCTCACCCTCCGCCGTACTCGCTCTCCCTGCCGACTTCGGACACTTGATTGAGGCTGAAGCGGTGCAGCGTTCCGTACTCTACTTCCCTTGAAGCCGTGACCTGTTCGTGCCATCCCCCCCGCCGCCTAAACCGTTTATCCGTTTGTCGCCTGTTCCAGTAACAAAGCTACGGTCACGGCAGACAATCTCACAATCCTAAACGTCGGTGCGGTGGTAACATACTGTCCGCTGGACTGGGGCCACAGGGGAGCATCCATGGAGCCGTTTCATCAGCACGTATTCGTCTGCACACAGAGTAAGCCCGAAGGAGTTGCGTCGTGCCCTAATCATGGCTCTCTGCGGATTTTGCAGACTCTGGAGCGCGAACTTGATTCCCAGGGGCTGGACGAACAAGTTCAGGTGACTACCTGCGGTTGCCTCGGCGTGTGCGAGAACGGGCCGGTCATGATCACCTATCCCGAGGGAATCTGGTATCGGGGAGTAAGAGAAGAGGATGTTCCGGAAATCGTTGACTCCCATTTACGATCCGGCAAGGTTGTGTCGCGCCTTGTGTGGAGTGATGCTCCGGCCATGAAAGCGGAGATTACAGAGAGTCGCAATTACTATCGGGCCGTGCTTCAGGCCAAAGATGAAGCTGGAACCCTTCCGGACGGTCTCAACGAGATGATCCGCTCGTTCATGCCGAGCCGGGCGGTGCTCACGGCGCTTGAGCTGGACGTATTCACGGCTGTTGCCAGCGGCGCTTCTGCTGAGCAAGTAGCCCAGACAATCCACGCCGATCCCCGGGCCACCGAGATGCTGTTGAATGCGCTGGTCAGCCTGAAGCTGCTCGACAAGAAGGAGGGAAGATTCTTCAACACGGTTGCGGCGGCTCGTTTCTTCTGCGAGGGCTCGCGCGACAATGCCCGTGGTGGCCTGATGCACACAGCTCATCTGTGGCGCCGATGGACCTCGCTGACGGAATGCGTGCGGGCTGGGACGTCGGTCGAGACCGGCAGCCGCGAAGAGCGCTCGGTGACCGATTTCATCGCAGCCATGGATCGCAATGCTCAGGAGCGGGCCGACGCCGTAGTCAGGGCGACCGGGATCCAGGGCATCACGCGCATGCTGGACCTGGGGGGAGGATCGGGAGCCTATTCCATTGCATTTGCGCGGGCTGTACCTGGGCTGATGGCAGAGATTCTGGACAGGAGCGATGTACTTCCTCTCACGCAGGAATACATTCGGAAGGCCGGGCTCGCTGGCCGCATTGCCACTCGGGCAGGCGATATGCTGTGTGACCCGCTGGGCGAGGATTACGACCTCATTCTGGCCTCCGCAATCTGTCACATGTTTTCTCCGGAAGAAAACCGTGGTCTGTTCCGCCGGGTCCGTCAGGCACTTGGGCCGAAGGAAAAGTTCGTCGTGCAGGACTTTATTCTGGAGCCGGACAAGACCGTTCCCCTGTTTGCCGCGCTGTTCTCGCTGAATATGCTGGTGGGGACGCAAGCTGGCAGCAGCTACAGTGAACCGGAATATGCGAGTTGGCTGCGGGACGCGGGTTTCTCGGACGTGCGGCGGGTGCGCCTGCCCGGACCGGTCGGGCTGATGATCGCCGCCGGTGCTTAGGCCGTCCTCTGACGTTGATCTGTCCGGGGATCGCGCTGGGACATAGGCCCGGGATGCCTCATGGACTCCACTCGACTCAGGCAACCACGTTCCGCCAGGAAAGCCGAATCGCGGACATGGGCCTTGTGCTTCTCTGCAAGTTCGGCCTGAGCCTCAGAGCGGGCGACGGTCGCAAAGCAGGCCAAGCTTATCGAGTCGTGTGACCCGTCTTTGTTTTGCCTATGTGGATAGAGTGTTACTGTGTCTGCCATCGCGTCTCCAATGGGTGTCTGTAGCCGTAGGATAGGGGAAGTCTTGATCGGAAACATCCTCTGGACAGTTCAACCTAGCTATGCCGCCCCGCAAGCGGAAGGCGGAAGAAAACTATCCGAGGCCGAACCCGAAGGATGCTCGTTCTCCGAAGGGCATCATGTGGCGCCAGGGTAGGCGTTTCATCGGACGAGCAACGAGACGGAGATCGCCGTCGGGATGGGGTGGTCGTGCGAGGTTGATGTCGCTTCGCGGTCTTACCGAGACGCGGCCGTTCGGATCGAGTTGTAAGTCGACCTTGGGAGCGCACGCGGAGCAGAGCCAGAAGAACTCTGT